CCTTGTATTTCAGGCGGGTGTGATAGATTTCAGTGAATTTCGCCGGGTCGGGGATGTTCCGGGAATGCAGGTTGTAAACGATCATCAAAGACGGGTACAGGGAAGCAACGTCCATGTTCAGGAAATAGCCTTCGCCCGAATACTTTTCAAGCGCCCCGTGAACACCGCCCCATCCGAATTGATGGGGAACCCCGGCAACGATGGTTTCAAGCTGCATTTTGTTCCCTTTGTCATCGTAATACCGCCGATGTTCGGGGTTTTCGTACCATTCCAACACCTGCCGATATTTCCGAATACACATAGACGGAGGGAAATCAATGTCAAATTCATCGTTGTGGGATTGCTGCCTTGCGCCCAGAATGATTGCGGAAAGTTGGGGCTTGGTCTTGCTGATCAAGGATAAATCCAGCGAACCGCCCTGACAGGCCAGCTTGACAAGGCCCATGTGGGCTTCAAAATCTTCCCGCCGTCGAAGGAAAACCTCAACGGTTTGTTGTACATCGTGACGGCAATATTTGACGGTTTCCTGAATTTCCTGTTCAGTCAGCTTGCGGGGAATATCGAAGGGAACGGACGTTTCCCGAATGTCATTTCCCATGAACCCTTCGAAAGATTTCAGGCCCCGGTCTGTGTTGTTCATCACGTCATAGTTGTTCAAGGGAATGTTCCTGAACATTGAACTGAACTTCCAGCCGGGATTCCCGCGAATGATGATGTAATCATTGATTTTCTTGGGGTCGAACCCGCAAAGAATCCCCTTCAGGATGTATTGATCATAATGACGGGAATTGAACCCCACCCAAATATCCTTCACGTTTTCGTCATACAGGGCCTTCAGCGCGTCAGGGTCATTGACGATCACATGTTCCTGTTTGCGGGTCATGTCCATGACCACAACCAGCCAATCATATTGAAAAACTTCAAAGTCATAGAATAACAATCGGGTTCACCGTCCTTTCCGTCAGAATCGAAACCGGGGCGGGTTGTTCACGTCCCGCCCCGGCAGGTGTTCAATTACTCTTCAACCTCGAAAACCTCTTCGATTTCAAAGACGTGGTAACCCTTGCTGTTATGGGAATAATCCAGCGCATATTCCAGCCGCTTGTCAATGTGTTCGGCAACGTCCATCAGCAATTCCCCATACTGACGATAGGACTGAAATTCGATTCCCACGCCCGAATCCAGCGAACGCAGGAATTCATTGAACGTGTGAACCTGAAACGCCTGTTCCAAAACCTGATTGTAGAAAATGCGGGAACCCTTGTAATCCCCGGCCAGCACCTTGAACCAGACCGTCCCCATCGGCTTGCCGCCCTTGCTGGAAACCAATTCCAGCTTATCCACGGCCACTTCATACTTGCCATCGGGAACTTCCTTGTACACGGGGGAATCAGCGGAATTTTTCACATCTTCCGCAAGGGCCTTGGTGTCAATCGCATTGTCAAACTGATCCCAGATGTTGTTGTTCGTGTTCTGATTGTTCGCCATTGTGTTTTTCCTCACTTTCAAATGTTCATTGAATTGTTCAACAGAACGGGGCGGTTTTCACGCCGCCCCGGAAACAGGGGGTTATTCTGCTGTGCGCTTTTTGCGCGTCCGAACACGGGGCTTGTCAGCGGCAGGGGGTTCAGCTTCGCCCGTGTTGGGATTGACCGGGGTTCCACCGCCTGCCATTTCCTTTGCGTCAGCATCGGCCTTTTCTTCAGCCTTGACCGCATCGGCAAGGGCTTCTTCGGCTTTCTGCTCTTCGGGGGTTGCGCCCACAATCGCGCCCGTGCCTTTATCTACATTGGCAACTTCGGCCTTCTTGGGTTCGGGGGTGGGCGCTGCCGGGGCGGGCTTTTCTGCCGCATCTTGACGGCCAGACAGGGCCTTCCGCGCATTGGCGTTGGCTTCATTGTAGACGGCCACAAATGCTTCGTATTCAAGCGGAATTTCCCTTTCCTTGATGGTCAGCCGCCCGCCGCCGAAAATGGCTTCCGTAGATTTGAAGGACAGAACTCGTTCGTCCCCGTTGGCAATCACACGGGCCACAATGTCAACCATGCCCGCAATCTTATTGGCAATCTTTTCCTGAATGTTGGGCTTGATTGCCGTCACCTTATCGCCGCCCTTGCGGGTCAAATCGCGGGAAGTGTCCTCATGGGAAATCAGGATGATGTTTTCATAATCCAGATTGGTGACCTTGCGAATCACGGACAGAAATTCGGTTCGCACCTTGTCCCATGCCCGGTATGAATCATCAGATTCATGGGTGATTCCAAGCTGATCATACATGTACAGGCGGCAAGCCTCATATACATCTTCGGTCAGGTCAACAATGATGGTCTTGAACTCATTCTGCTTCTTTTCCAGTTCGGTGACAACATCCTTGAAAATGGCCCACGCAAAGGTTCTGTTCGTCAGGCGCCCGTTGGTTTCCACCTTGTCCTTAATGGGGATGAAAGGCGCGTCCACGAACTTGATGTTCCCATCCGTGTTCAGCATCAGGGGGTTGGGAAACTGATTGGCAAACCACGTTTTGCCGCTGAAGGGCGCACCGTACAGCCAAATCACGCGCTTGGTCACGGCATTCAGATCACGCCGGGTAATACTCGGAAGCATCATGTAATCAATTCCTTTCTGACAGTAGTCTTTGAATTCACAGAAGTTGCACAGGTAAGATTCTTGTTTGGGGTATTCGTTGGCTTCCAGAACATGCTTCACGCCGGAATAAAACCCGATCACCTTTCCGGGGTCATATTCCACAGGCAGGAATTTCAGTTCCTTTTTTGAAAGTTCACTTTCAATTCTGCGTCTGAAATCCTGAACATTTTCACCGTTTCGCGGTTTAATGTCCACCTTTGGAACAATAATATAAGTCAGGTTTCGGATTCGCTTGCCGGGGTTCAGCTTTTCAAACCAATACTTGTAAAGGTGAAGCTGTTCGGATTCCGCATACCGGGAACCGCTGTTCGCCGTGTATTTGTAATCAAACAGATCATACATGCCGGGAACATCGGATTCGTGAAACCCCGTGACCGGGGCAATCAGATCAATGAAACCGATGAAATCCGAATCGGCCAGCATCATTTCCTTTTCCCCTGCCGGGATTGCCGCCCGAACACGGGGAATCCACCATTCAAGTTTGATTTGTTCGGTTATATGGGCATCTGTAATCACGGGATAGGCCATCAGGTATTCATTGACCCCCGCTTCCACCCCTTCTTCAATCCCGGTATGCAAAGCATGACCCAGAATCAAGGGGTCTGCCGGGTCATCTGACGGCAAGGTTCGCCATCCGTCAATATATCGCATCCGATATTTGAAGGGACAGCTTTCAAAGCATTCAAGGCGGGAATGGCTAAATTGCATTTGATCACCCCTTTCACAATCCCCTTGAACTGTTCAAATCCACGGGGATAAAGAACCATTGCGATTGAACCCGCCCCATTTATCTGCCGGATATTGTGTTTCTGAAGTTCCGTGGGCCGTCCCACGCTGGACTTCAGTTCCACGTCAAGGGAAATCCCGTTGACCACCAAATGCAGATCAGGAAGGCCGGATTTACTCAAACCCCCGCCCCAACGTTTTTCATAGTAACCAACCGGGGGAACGGGCATCTTATCCCGCGCCGTTCCCAACGGATAGACCCCCAACCCTTCCAACCACCGCTTCACACGGTTTTCAAAGTTCTTTTCTTCAGCCATTATCTTTGACCTCAATTTTGATGTAAGCGGACGTGTTGGAAACCTTGCTGCATTCAGCGGCAATTTGGGGGTATTTCTTCTTAATTGCCGCCGTGTCAACCTTGGTTTGTGTGCTTGCCGCAATATAGGTCACTTTGATCAGGTCATTGTCAAAGGACTTGACCCCGAACTTTTCCATTGCGGCCTTCAGCTTTTCCCGCATGTCCTTTTCACGCTCTTCAATGGCCTTTTTCTGAACGGCCAAGTTCTTGATGGATTGCATCAGGGGCAAAACCTTTTCTTCTGCCGGGGTCAGCGCCCCGCCCTTTTCAACCCGGTTCGGGCATTCCGTGGGCTTTGCTTCCTCACAGGCTTCAGGGCAGGTTTCCCGATCACCGCACAAGAAACAACAAATCTGTTCCTTGTGAATCGGGCAAAGGTCACAACATACGATCACGGTTCAAACCTCACTTTCTTTGAATAGTTCATCGGTGAAATCACGCCGCTGTTCCAGCGTTTTCAGCATCAGTTCTTCCACGCTGTTCTTGCAGATCAACAGATAGTAAAAACAGGGGAAGTTCTGACCGATTCGGTGAATCCGCTTTTTCGATTGTTCAAACAGTTCGGATTTATCGGTCAGGGTGAAATAAATGACTTTGTTTGCCTTTTGCAGATTCAGACCCATTGCGCCCGCCTGATACTGAATCAGGGTGACGGAATCGGATTCCCGTTCATAGGCCGTCAGGTCTTTTTCATGCCCGTTCACCACGGACAAAGGCCGTTCCGCTTCCTTTACCAGCCGGGTCAGTTCAGCCAATTCAGCGTTGTAATTGTAGAAAACAATCAGGCGTTCTTTCGTGCTGTCTAACAAATCAACGAACGCCTGAAGTTTGTGGGGGTTGTAATGGCCGCATAGCTGCCGGGAATACAGGCGTTCCGTCAAAACCGTGTCCCCGATCAGTTCAGCACCGTCCGGGGCAATCACAACCTTTTTCTTGCGGAATTTCCTGTATTGGGGAATCGTAGGAATCGAAACCGTGACGAAATTCTGTTCCGGCAGGGTGAAACATTCTTCCGTTTTCAGAAAGAACGCCCCGTGTTCCCTCAATTTGGCCTTCAGGCGGTCAACGTTCTTATATGGAGTTTTCGGGTCAACGATTTTGTGACGAAAACCTGTGTCATCCTCTTCGGTCAGAATCCAGTTGACATATTGCCGATTATACAGGTCATTGGAAATCGGCCAGCCCAAAAGATGAATCTGTGACCACAGATTTTCATACTTGCCCGAAACCGGGGTTCCTGACAACAGAATCACGTTGACCGGATTCATCTTCAACACGAACTTTGACCGCTTGGCCTTTTCGTTCTGAATCAGGCTGGATTCGTCCAACAGAAGGGTGAACCCGGAAAGGGTCAACAGCCGATCACGCCGGAACAGAAGATCATAATTGATGATTCCCACCCACAGCCCCGCGCCGTGGTAACCGTGCCACGCCACATGCCGGGAACAAAAATCGTCAAATTCCTTCGGGTTGGTCAGATCACGAACCGTGATGTTCGGATAATAGGTTTGAAAATGTTCAATCCAATCCTGAATTTTCGATTTCTGACAAACCACGATGTTTGAATCTTCGTCAAGCTGTTTCAGCTTTTCAGCCCCCACAAACGTTTTGCCCAACCCCATATCCCAATAATAGGCAACCCGGTTCAGGCGCTTGGATTGAACAAGGGCTTCGGATTGGTGGGGAAATAGCTGCATTCACGTTCAGCCCCCCTTCAGTAAACCCGCCCGCTGTACGGGTTGGGCTTCGGTTTTCCGAACCGAACCGCAATGTCCGTCACATTTTCGGGCAGGTCGATTTCATAGGCTTGCCAGTTCGTGCCGTAGGTGTCCCAATGGTTGGGGGGAATCAAGCTGCCGGGAATCAGGGGCCAGAACCAGCGAATATCACCGTCCCGGAATCGCTTATAGCTCCAGCGCATCAGGGTTGTGACCCGTTCATGCCGGAACGCCACGGCCACAACCATTTCCCCGGATTGCTGCAAATCGGTAACTGTCAGGGGTTCGCCCAAGGCTTTATCCAGCCGGGTGAACCGCTGCCTGAACAGTTTGCTTAAATCAAGCATTTTGCCGAACCTCCAATTCTTATTTGAATAACTTGTGAATCTCCATCAGTTCACGGATGAAATGGAACAGGGCTTCTTTGTCCAGCGTTCCTTCCATCACACCGCCTTTCATGTCAACGGTTCCTTCCCCTGTGTCCACCGTGAACAAGCAATAATCACCTTTGAAATCAATGATTTCACGCCGCTTGACAACGGTAAGGGACGGGGCAAAGGAACTGAACGAAGGTTCTGAAACAGCGGGTTTTTTTTTTCGGCTTCCATCGTGCTTTCAACCTCCACAACAGGTTCTTCGTCATAACGTCCCGTTGCAATGCGTTCCGGGACGGGACAGGGCTTGTTCTGCGCCTGTGCGTTGACAACAGCGTTGGAACGCTTGCCAATGTAGCGGTAAACCGTGGCCGGGGCGCAATCCAGCCGTTCCGCAATCTGCTTGTTCGTCAAGCCTTCGGTTTCCCTCAAATAGCGCATTTCAGCGGGGGTCACTTCCAGCCGAACCGATTTTTTGTTCATTTGCTTTCCCTCCAAATTGAACCCCATTGAACCGCTGTTGCATCAGCGATTCCCGGAATCAGAACAATCATGGTTTCCATCCGATTTGCGCCCATCGGAACGCCCGGTTCCGGGGCGGGTGACGTTCATGGTATTTCGATTCCTTGACCAACGCCCTGATTTCCGAATCATCCCGCCTGTTCGGGCTTTCATACCACATCAGGAAAAACAAGGAACCGAAGATCACAGCCAACAGGAAAATCATTTTTGAAACCTCACTTTCAATTCCCGATATAGGCGGCAAACTTCTTGGGGCTAATGTGGTATGACCACTTCCCGGACGGCATCAGGGTTGCGAATCCAAACGGGGCCGTTGCCCGCTGAAGGGAAACCCGAACAAACTGTTCAGATTTGCCCAGCGCCTTTGCCGCCGCTTCTACAGTCACCTTCTTCAGCGGTTCGCCGTTCGCGTCCGTGTCCATCGTGGGATTGTCGCCCATCAGGAAATCCACGGACGTTTCAAGGGCATCGGCCAACTTCTGAAGGACAGCGGTTTTCGGGGTGGTCTTGCCGGACAAATACTGACTGATTCCAGACTTGGCAATCCCGGTCAGCGCGGCAAGCTGTGTTTGGGTCATGTTCCGTTCGTCCATGACCATTTTCAGATTCTTTGCAAACATCGTGCTTTATCTCCTTTCAGGGTTCCCACATCGGGTTCGTGTTGTAAGCCGTCCCGCACACAACGCCGAACGGGAAGGCAGGGTCAGGGGAATCATAGGGAAAGGCCCACGGTTCGGGTTGGTGCTTCCGTTCCGCAAGGGCGGTTTGCTTGTCAAGGTATTCCTGACGGGCATCAGCGGTATTGAACCGCAGATCACGGACAATCGAAGCCGCATTGATTTTCTTCATGGCTTGCATCCTCCAAATCTTGATTGTAGATTATAAATCTACATCACAGGCAAAAAAGCGTTTATCAAACCGGGCAGCGTCCTCTTTATC